CATTACCTCGTATGGCGTTCGAGATCATTAACTTCTCCTACGATTCTACAAGAAAACTAACAACGATTGGTAGACAGAAGGCTGTCAACCCAGACGACCCCGATAAGATGTTTTATCAGTATAATCCCGTACCATATGATATTGAATTCTCTCTTTACATCATGGTAAAGAATCAAGAAGACGGAACTCGGATTGTAGAACAAATTCTACCCTTCTTTACACCTGACTTCACTGCTACTCTTAACGTTAATCCTCAGATGGGCGTTAAGTATGATGTTCCTCTTGTTCTTAACAGCATAATGCAACAAGATACATATGAGGGGGCCTTTGTAGAGCGTAGAGCTATTATTTGGACTCTTAACTTTACTATGAAGGCTTGGATGTTTGGTCCCGTTAGATCTGGATCTATTATTAAGTCTGCAGAACCTAATATTATTGCGCCACCAGGCAATATTACTATTGAAGAGGCCTATGAAGGAACCACTAACGTAAATCCTATTATAGAGATTACGGTTAAGCCAGGTCTAACAGCCAACGGACAGCCTACCTCGAACCCCACTTTGTCCATTACCCCTGATATGATTAGTTCGAACGATAATTATGGATTCATCATTGAGTTTACGGAACACTTGTATTAATATGTCGGACCCAATTGATACGGCTTTGGACTTAGCCCCATTGCCTCAGGCTAATACTAGCTTAACAGTCATTGATAAAGAAAATCAACTCACCAGTGCTGATACTGATGTTGAGGACGCTCGAGATAATCTTCAAAACGCTGTAGGCCTATCTCAGACTGCTGTTCAAGACATGCTGACAATTGCTCAGCAATCCCAACACCCAAAAGCCTATGAAGTTTTAAACTCTCTTATTAAGACATACGCTGATGTCTCTATGGGTATGGTCGACTTACAACTTAAGAAGCAAAGACTAAACGGTAGTTCCAAGGGAGGATCGCCCGATGATGTACAAACGATCAACAACAATCTCTTTGTAGGATCCACAGCCGAGCTTCAAAAGATGCTTGATGATATGAGAAACAAAGGCGAGTGATGTTCGATAAAGGATATAACGGTAATCCGCTACTTAAAAAAGCTAGAAAGCAGATTTCCTGGAATCCGGAAATGCTTCAAGAGTTTTTGAAGTGCAAGGACGATCCGATCTATTTTGCTGAAAAGTATATTCAAATTGTTCACGTGGATAGGGGCTTGATCCCCATAAAGCTTTATGACTACCAAAAAGACATCATCGAAAAAATCACTAATAACCGGCGCGTTACTGTCGTTACTTCCCGTCAGGCTGGTAAGACTACTACGGCTGCTGCGATTATACTCCATTATATTCTCTTCAATGACCACAAGACAGTAGCGCTTCTAGCAAATAAGGGAGATGCAGCCCGTGAAATTCTGGACCGTATTAAACTCTCTTATGAGTCGCTTCCTGACTGGCTACAGCAAGGCGTTGTGGAATGGAATAAGGGTTCTATCGAGCTGGAGAACGGCTGTAAAGTCATTGCGGCAGCTACTAGCTCCTCAGCAATCCGTGGTAAATCTATTTCGTTTCTTTACATCGATGAAGCAGCATTCGTGGAAAACTGGGACGAGTTCTTCGCTTCCGTCTTTCCGACCATTTCGTCTGGTGAAACAACTAAAATATTATTCACATCAACGCCAAACGGACTGAATCACTTCTATAAGACATGTATGGGGGCCAAGGAAAGTACTAATGGATATCAGTACGTAGAAGTTCCATGGCAAAGGGTTCCTGGTAGAGGCGAAGTCTGGTATAAAGAAACTATTGCCGCTATGGACTTCGATCTCGAGAAGTTTGCTCAGGAATTCGAATGTGCGTTCCTTGGTTCGTCGGGCACTCTAATTTCCGGCGCTTGCCTCAAAAACTTAGTAGCTAAACCTGCTATCTTTGCTAGAGATGGACTCACTAAATATTTTGATCCTGTTGAGGGACACAATTACGTCATAACTGTCGATGTATCTAGAGGTAAGGGTCTAGATTATTCCGCATTTCAAGTAATAGATGTAACTCAAATGCCATACAATCAGGTATGTGTATATAAAAACAATATGGTCACGCCAATAGATTACTGCGAAGTTATTTTTAGAACGTCTAAGGCCTACAATAATGGTACAATACTGGTCGAAATTAATGACGTAGGCCAACAAGTAGCAGATACTCTTTACATGGATTACGAATGCGAGAATCTCATATATACAGAGAACGCAGGAGCTCGGGGCAAGCGGATATCTACAGGGTTTAGTAAATCCTCAGATAGAGGTATTAGAACCACGAAGACAACTAAGGCGCTTGGGTGTTCTATGCTTAAGTTGTTAGTAGAGCAGCAGCAACTTATAATTAATGATCACAATACTATATACGAATTATCAAGATTCTCTAAAAAAGGATTTTCATATGAAGCTGAGTCTGGATGCAACGATGATCTCGTAATGGGATTGGTAATATTTGCTTGGATGACAGACCAGCAATACTTTAAGGATTTAACAGATATTAATACCTTAATGAAATTAAGGGACAAATCAGAACAAGAAATACAGGATGATATGTTGTATTTCTTTAAAGACGATGGACATCCGGATAATGATGTAATTGATCTTGTCGATATGCCCAATCCTGAATTCAGAGGGCTATTCTTCTGATTTTTCATTTTTATAAATAAAGCATAACTCTGAACAAACAACACCTGTTTATAAGCAAGGGAGATAACAATGGCGTTTCAAGTCAGCCCTGGAATTAATGTAACTGAGATTGATCTCTCTACTGTAGTTCCTGCAGTTTCCACATCTACCGGCGCAATTGCCGGCGTATTCAATTGGGGTCCAGTAAATGACCCAGTGCTCATTACATCGGAAAACGAGCTAATTAGGTATTTCGGTAAGCCTACAGCTGCCAACTACGAAACGTGGTTTACAGCCGCTAACTTCTTAGCATATTCTAATGCCCTGTATGTATCACGTGCGGGCGTCAGGGACGATGCATCTCCGCAGCTTTCGACGTTTTCTGCTATTGCGGTTACTGGTGGATCAGGTACTTCTAATTCAGCGCATACAGTATTCAATGAAGAGGATTATCTAGTTAAAGAATTAACGGCTAATAACGACGTTCACTTTGTGGCTCGCTATCCGGGTGTTCTAGGCAACTCGCTTAAAATCTCGGAAATTGACGCTCCACTACAATTTGCTAAGACAATTGATCTAGCTGGTCAGACTCTGGGTGGTATTAATACATCTTCTCAGGTTCCTTCATCTTATGAAGTATCCATCAATGTCAATTCATCGACGCTGACTGTGGCCATTGGTAACTCAGCTACTATTTCGACAGCCAACTGTGCCTTGTTCTTAGGTGGAGTTAAGGATGCTCTACTTACTGGCGATTATATTACTGTTGGTAACTCTACTATCGGTACGCAGAAGCTTAAGATTAAACCAGGAACTATTCCAGCTCCGGTTAGTGTCGGAAACACAGTAGTCCTAACTATTGAAATGGACGAAGTACTTAAATTATCCACTAACTTTATTAACAATACGCCCTCAGCAAATCTCTCTGTTGCGTGGGAATATGCAGATCTAGTAGGACGTGCCCCTGGTATCTCAGCATTTGCTCAAGACCGCGGCGCAACGATTGTAGATGAGATTTCGATTGTAGTCATAGACGAAGGTGGGGCATTCTCGGGTCAGCCAGGTACTGTTCTAGAAGTGTTTCCTAACCTTTCCCGCGCTACCGACGCAAAGTCATTTGATGGCACATCACTCTACTACAGAGACGTAATTAATAATACGTCGAAGTATGTCTGGGTAATGAATGAAAGAAACCCAGCGACTGGAGCTACTCCTGATCGTCCTATTGCATCGCTTACTGCCTCTACCTTCACGTTGTTAGGTGTCGCTAAGGCTTATAAGGGATCGTTTGCGGGTGGTACTGCTGGACAAGCAGAAGGCTCGGGTACGCTACCATTTGGATCAATTGCTAGTGCCTATGATGTGTTCAGAGATACAGAGCGTTATGAAATATCTCTTCTATTGAGCGGTAAGCCGGTAGGGACAGATGGGGTACAGCTTGCTAACTACCTAATCGACAACGTAGCGGAAGTTCGTAAAGATTGTGTGGTATTCCTTTCTCCGACACGCCAGAGTACAGCGGATGCAGTTGTTTCTTTCAAGAACAATCTGCGCTCTTCATCGTATGCGGTGCTAGATTCTGGATATAAATATCAGTACGATAAGTATAATGACACATACCGTTATGTTCCACTGAATGGCGATATCGCTGGCCTCGCTGCTCGTACAGATGAAGTTCGCGAGCCTTGGTATTCACCAGCTGGTTTCAACCGCGGTCAAATTAAAAATGTAGTTAAGCTAGCTTGGAATCCAGATAAAACAGCGCGTGATGTTCTTTACAGAAATGGGATCAACCCAGTAGTGACGTTCCCTGGTCAGGGTACAGTACTATATGGTGATAAGACTCTTCTGAGAAACTCTTCAGCGTTCGATCGTATCAACGTACGTCGTTTGTTTATTGTTCTAGAAAAGGCAATTGCCCAAGCTGCACAGTCAACACTATTTGAATTCAATGATGATTTCACCAGAACGCAGTTCAAGAATCTCGTGGAACCTTTCCTCCGTGACGTACAAGGCCGTCGTGGCATCTATGACTTCAAGGTAGTCTGTGATGAAACAAATAATACGGCTGAAGTAATTGAGCAGAATCGCTTCGTAGGAGATATCTACATTAAGCCTGCTAAGACAATTAACTTCATTCAGCTAAACTTCGTTGCTGTCAGAAGCGGTGTTGAATTCACTGAAATTGTTGGTCAATTCTAATAATAAATAGAGGAAACGGAGTACTGATATGGCATTTGACATTAATCAGATCAGAAGTGAGCTAAGAGGAGGGGGCGCACGCCAGAACCTCTTCGAAGTCACTATCACATTGAAGGGTGTAGCTAACGCTACACCAGCAAGTAACAAGACGAAGTTTATGATCCAAGCAGCCCAGCTGCCTGCATCTAACCTGGGTACAATTCAGGTTCCTTACTTCGGTCGTATGCTTAAGCTAGCTGGCGACAGGTCGTTTGATGCATGGAGTGTTAACGTAATCAACGATGAAGACTTCCTGATCCGCAATGCGATGGAAGAATGGTCGAATAATATCAACCGTCTTCGTGGTAATACACGTATTTTACAAGATTATAAATCTACAGCGTCTGTTGTACAGTTCTCTAAAACTGGACAAGCCATTCGTGAATATAAATTCGAAGGTATCTTCCCTTCAGTAGTATCGTCAATTGATCTAGGATGGGATCAGAATGACGCAATTGAAACATTCCAGGTCGAATTCCAGTATGACTACTGGACAGTGTCAGGATCTACCGGCAATGCTGGTGGATTTTAATTTTAATTTTGCAGTAGAGTGATGATCATAGTATGGCCGAATTATTTGGTTTTGAAATAAAGAGAAAGCAACTAGAACCCGTCTCGTTCGCACCGAAGAGAGAGGACGACGGAGCCGTTGTAGTTGCTGAAGGTGGTGTATACGGTACATACGTCGACTTAGACGGATCTATTAAAACCGAGGCTGAGCTTGTCAACAAATATCGTGACATGGCTCAGCACCCGGAAGTCGAACAGGCTATTGACGACATTGTTAACGAAGTCGTTACTCAAGAGCCTGAGACAAAGCCAGTAGAGCTTAACTTAGATGACTTGGAGCAGCCAGATCGTATTAAGAAACTTCTTATCAATGAGTTTGATGAAGTTCTTAGACTTCTAGAATTTAACGATCTTGCATACGATATGTTTAGACGTTGGTATGTGGATGGTCGTTTATATTATCATGCTATTGTAGACGAACAGACTCCGACCAACGGAATTATTGAGCTACGATATATCGACCCACGTAAAATTCGTAAAGTACGTGAGCAAAAGAAAAAGAAAGTATCTTCTGGTGTAGATCTTAATCAAACATCAGGGGAATATTACATCTATAATGATAAGGGGTTCTCTAAGACCTCTGGCACAGCGGCCATTCCTTCTAATACTATAGGTGGTATCCGCATTGCTAAGGATTCCATTATTCATTGTACCTCGGGTCAGACATCAGTCAACGGGGACCTAGTACAATCTTATTTACACAAGGCTATTAAGCCTCTCAACCAGCTGAGATCTATGGAAGACTCGCTGGTAATCTATCGTATCTCTCGTGCTCCTGAACGTCGTATTTTCTATATTGACGTTGGTAACTTACCTAAGCCAAAGGCGGAGCAATATCTACGTGACGTTATGACTCGCTTCAAGAATAAGCTAGTTTATGATTCAGCTACAGGTGAAGTAAGAGACGACCGTAAGTTTATGACCATGCTGGAAGACTTTTGGCTTCCACGTCGTGAGGGTGGTAAGGGAACGGAAATTACTACACTCCCTGGCGGGCAAAATCTCGGACAAATGGATGACGTCATCTATTTCCAACGTAAAATGTATAAATCCTTAAACGTTCCTATCACTCGTTTAGATCCAGAAGCACAATTCAATCTTGGGCGTGCTACGGAAATTACCAGAGACGAAGTTAAGTTCTCTAAGTTTATTAATAGACTTCGCAATAAGTTTTCGCAGCTGTTTATTAAGATCCTCGAGCGCCAGTTAGTACTCAAGAACATCGTCACCCCTGAAGACTGGGATGATATGAAGCAGGTAATTCGCTTCAAGTTTGCTCAAGATAACTACTATGCAGAGCTCAAGGAAACTGAAGTTCTCCGAGATCGAATCGCGATGCTTCGTGACATTGATGACTTTGCTACTAAGTATTATTCCCACGAATGGATCCGTCGTCATGTTCTTCGCCAGTCTGATGAAGAGATGGAAGAAATAGATGTTCAGATCGCTGATGAGGCGGAAAACCCTCAGTACAATCCAGCTACAGATGAGAACGGCCAGCCAGTAGCAGGGGGTCCTACTCCTCCAGCTGAAACTGAGTCAGATCCAGGTGCCGCTGATGGGGCAGCGAATTAATTTTATAAATACTCATACAAATACTTAAAGGAAATTTTATGTCTACGACAGATGATCTACTTGGTTTAGCAATTGATAAAAATCCTGTCGATTTTGCGGATACATTCAATCAGCTAATGATGAACAAGGCTCAAGAAAGAATCGAACAACATCGCATTGATCTAGCTCAAGCTATCTACGGAGAGAACGAAGATCCAGATGATAGTGATGATGTTGGGGAAGATGAATTCGATGAGGATGATACCGACACAGACGCTGATTTGGATGATGACGATTTAGATTTTGACCTAGACGACCTAGATTTAGACGACATCGACCTAGAGGACCTCACTGATGACGAAGACGCTTAAGGAACTGTTTGAAGTATATAAGCCAAAGTCTCCCGATGAGCAGAAGTTCGTCGATAAGCACGTGACGATCAAGCACAAGGATCGTAACGGCAACGGGGATGATGTCTTTAAGGGCAACACTAAGTACAACAAGCGCAAAGAAGAGCGCCACGGGTATGATGTGGGCGAAGATGAAAAAGTCTACGAAGCAACAGATCCTTATGATATTGCAGGTCTTATCAAAAAAGCAAAAGCCAAGGGTGATCCAAAGCATCCTGCCATGAAGCATGTCGCAGCAATCGAAGATATCAAGCAAAACGGTGGTGCACTCTCTGTTCAGGGTGACCACGTCAGATCGCTTATAAAGGCGTTGGGCGAAGAAGCCGAGCTTGAAGAAGGTGAAGAAAAGGGTGGCGGTTACGACGGTATGCCTAAAGGATTACAAGATAGATCTCCTCGCGGTAGTTCTAGAGGAGCAATGGGTCGTGCTGTCAGGCGAACAGAACAGAACCTTGCCAGAGCTCGTATGGATAGAGCAGCGCGCAGAGAAATGAATAAAGAAGAAGTAGAACTCGACGAAAAGAAACTGACCCCTGCGGAGATGAAGAAGCGCGAAGAAATTGCTAAGGCAATGGAACGTGATAATCCAGACATGGACATGTCAAAGAAAATGGCTATTGCTACAGCCGCTGCAAAGCGCGTGGCGGAAGAAGCCGAAGATATCGAAGAGTCAGCAAAAGTAGTAGCTCATCTAATCAAGCGTTACGGTAGTAATATTCGTAAGAGCCACGTTATGTCTGCAGCTAATGATTTTGGTGTAGGATATACCGGTCTTTCTCATATGGTCCGCAAGAAGCTTGGCGTTACTAGACTCGAAGAAGAAAATGATGATGGTTGGTATGCTCATAAAGAAATGTACGGCAAGGTTTCTAGAGAACATTGGAAGAAGGGTTGGAGATATAACAACCTAAAGGACAAGCCATTTTACCATCAGGCTACTAAGACATGGCATGCTTCTATTAAAGAAGAAGTCGAGCAAGTTGATGAGCTTTCAAAAGACACGATGCTAAAGTATCTTTCTGCAAATAAGAAATCGGATAAGGCTGCTCAAGAAGCCGGCGATTTCGATAAGATGACCAAGCGCATGCGTGGTACTGATGTTGCTGTTCGCAAGTATACTGCTAAGCCAGGTTCTAAGTACGTTCGCGTTCCTGCTACGGAAGAAGTCGAGCAGGTTGATGAGCTTTCAAAGAATACAATGGGTCGCTACATCAATAGAGCAAAAGACTCCATTGACATGGCTTCATATAGACAAGGAGCCAAGGGTAGCACGACAGGGCCACTTGAAAAGAAACTATCGAAGCGCCACAAGGGCATCGAAACTGCAGTCAGCCAACTCACTAAGGAAGATGCAGAGCAGATCGATGAACTTTCAAAAGCAACTATGGGTTCTTATATCAAGAAAGCTATTCCAGATGCTGAACATAAAGAATATTGGGGTAGGGCGGATAGACCAACAAAAGGGCAAAGACAGTATCTAAAATCAGCAAAAAATCGCCGTCAAGGTATTAATAAAGCAATTGATAAGCTAACCAAAGAAGAAGCTGATCGGATCGACGAACTGTCCAATAATACTCTTGGTTC